TAGGTAACGATAAAATTAATACAAGTTTAAATTCTAAGGTCCCCCCAAATCAACACTGTGGAAGTTGTGCATTTTATAAAAAAGGACTCTGCAACCAATGGGATGCCAATGTAAGAAAAAATTATTGGTGTTCTTCATATCAAAAAAGTGGCTCCCTTACTTAAGGTTATTACCTTAGGAAAATGTACTATTTAATAGAAACTCAAGAACAGTTAAAAAGATTTTTTAAAGACGAGGGCAGCGAATGTTACCTCCAATTTGTTACCAACAATGATAAAGTACATCCCAAATTACAGAAAGTATGTGCTTATTACATTTACTCTTTTAGCAAAGAAAAAGGTTTTATAATTAATATAGATCACCCTGAAGCTTTTTTTATAGAAAATAGCACCACTTATCTACAGCATTATACTAATATTTTTGTAAAAGATAAAACCAGGGCATTAACCTATATTCCTAACCTTCCTTATACAGATATACAATCTATACATTATTTGGTTACAAATGAGGCACTACCTCTAACAGAAAAAACTGGTGCTCATACATTTTATGAGCGCGAATACGGCGCAAATAACGTTAATAAAATAATTCCATTATCTAAGCACTACGAGGCATTGGAGAAAGAATTTAATGCGATTAAATCGCATATATTTAATTATCAACCTAATGACGCCAGTAAATGGTATAATGATATTTTTATACCTACTTTAGCTAAATTAATTGATAGTGGTTTTAAAATTAATGATAATTTTAATAAATTTTTTGATATAAATGAAAAATTCAATGTTTTTGACTCCAAAATTTATGGATGGTATAACTATTGTACTACAACAGGACGCCCTACAAACAACTTTAATAGCATTAATTTCTCAGCTTTAAAACATGATAATGGGGAAAGGGATAGTTTTGAAGCCAGTAATGATGTTTTAATTGAAATGGATTTTGAGGGATACCACCCTCGAATCATTGCCCATCTTATTGGATACGAAATAGATAAAAATGAATCTATTCATACCCAGTTAGCAAAAATATATTTTGAAACTAAAGAGGTAGACGATGAGATGTATAAAAAGAGTAAGGAATTAACCTTTAGACAAATGTATGGAGGTATAGATAAAGAATATTACAAATATGAGTTCTTTGCTAAAACAAAAAATTTCATTGACATTTTGTGGCAAGAATTTAATACTAAAGGGTACGTTGAAACATTAATAGCAAAACGTAGACTATTAAAATGCAACTATACTAATATTACCCCACAAAAATTATTTAACTATTATATTCAGGCTTTTGAAACTGAATATAATTTTTCTTTATTATATAATATATTTAAACTTTTAGAAAACAAAAAAAGTAAAATTATACTTTATGTATACGATTCTATATTAATAGATTTTTCTCTTGAAGATGGGAAAGAATTGTATCAATCTATTAAGAAGCTAATTTCAACGGAATTTCCTATAAAGGTCAAACAAGGCATTATATATTCATCTTTAAAAACTGTGTAATATTTATTGCCACACTTATGCAATAAACATCAACACAATATGGATAATAAACTTTACTGCACTTTTCTTCAAGACGAAAGTGTTGATGAAGTAGTAGATAGAATTTTAGAGGAGCACGATATTCTTTTTAATAAAATATTTGTTTTAATATCAAAAGATGAAAATAAAACAATGTTGACTTACAATATTGATGGACCTATATATAATTTACAACTTCCTAATACTATTTTAGTTCATAGAAAAAAACAAACTAATACTTTATATACTATTAATGCTCTAAATGAAGTTATAAAGTACTTAAATGGTGGTATATTAGATACAACTTATCAAGTAGATTGGACTCGTTTTAGAAATTGTTTACTTTTAACTCGCCCTGATGGATTTAAAAAAATTAATACTCGTCTTAAGAAAATTATTGAAATAGGATAAAAAGTTTTTTTGATAAAATTTGGATTCTTAGACCTAAGGTATTATATTTACCAAAAATTAAAAGGTCATGAATCTAGATGAAATTCGAAAGCGTATGGACCGCTTGCAAAACAAGTCCAACAAGTCAAACAATTCAAACAGCGATTACAAGAAAATGTTCTGGAAACCTATTCCAGGAGAAAAATCTGTAGTCCGAATCGTTCCTTACAAACACAATAAGGATATTCCATTTACGGAATTGTACTTCTATTACAAAATTGGAAAGCCAATTATGATTTCGCTTTCTAACTTTGATGAAACTGACCCCATTTTAGAATTTGCTACTCAACTGAAAAAAACAGGTGACCCTGAAAATAAGGAGTTGGCTAAAAAATTATACCCTAAAATGAGAGTCTTTGCTCCTGTAATTGTTCGTGGTGAGGAAGATAAAGGCGTTCGTTTTTGGGAATTTGGTAAATTGGTATACCAAGAACTTTTGGGGGTAATGATGGATGAGGATTATGGGGATATTACCGACATTACTAATGGTAGAGACATTACTGTTGAAGTAATCCCCGCAAAAGAAACAGGTAAATTATACGATACTACTACTGTTCGTGTAAAACCTGTCCAATCTCCTATTCACAGCGATGCTGAAATGGTTAAGTCAATTTTGGAAAACCAAGTAGACATTAAAAATGATGTTTACACTAAGTATTCATTTGATGAGATGAAGGAAGCACTCCAAAAGTACCTCCAACCAGATGAAGAAGGTGAAACCATTGAAGCAACTGCACCTGTAAAAGAAAAGGTTGACCTTGATTCTAAATTAGACGATTTGTTCGGTTAATATGGCTAAGAAAGCAAACACCAAACTCCCTGATGGAGGTAGCCTTACTGACGAACTAGCTGAATCCCTAAATAAAAAATTCAGTAAAGAGTACAGTCAAGTTGCTTACTTCTTGAATGGCGGAGATGAATCCCCCACGGATGTGACCTCGTGGGTATCCACAGGGTGTACCCCCCTAGATTTGGCTATTTCAAATAGACCAAACGGGGGGTTGCCCGTTGGGAAGATTGTTGAAATTACTGGTTTGGAACAAAGTGGTAAATCACTACTTGCTGCTCACGTAATTGCTTCTACCCAAAAACAAGATGGTATCGCCGTTTATATTGATACTGAAGCTGCACTTGATGCACAGTTTTTGACTGCAATTGGAGTCGATGTAGATAAAATGCTTTATATCCCTCTTGACACTGTTGAGGATGCATTCGAAGCAATGGAAGACATCATTGTTAAGATTCGCGAAAAGCAAAAAGACAAATTGGTAACTATTGTATTTGATAGTGTTGCTGCTGCAACCACTAAAATTGAATCAGCAGCCGATTATGAAAAAGATGGTTATGCAACTGCAAAAGCAATCATTATGTCTAAATCGATGCGTAAAATCACTAATCTAATTGGTAAACAAAAGATTTTGTGTGTTTTTACAAACCAGCTTCGACAAAAGTTGAATGCTATGCCCTTTGGTGACCAATACACTACATCTGGAGGTAAAGCACTCCAATTTCACTCTTCAGTTCGTTTACGACTTAAAGGAGTAGGTAAAATTAAAGAGAAAGTTAACGGAATTGAAATGGTAGTAGGTCAAGAAGTTGAATGTGAAGTAGTAAAGAATCGTTTGGGTCCACCTAACCGTAAAGTTCGCTATAATGTATTTTATGATTCGGGAATTGATGATGCTTATGGTACGTTAAAACTCCTAAAAGAATACAAAATTGTAAAACAGGGAGGAGCTTATTATAGCTACACAACCGCAGGTGGAGATGAACTTTCATTTTTAGCTAGGGAATTTAAAGACTTACTTGAAAGTCACCCAACAGCTAGGGAAGAACTTTATGAAAAGCTTTGTGACAAATATATTATGAAATACCGTCACGAAAAAGAAGAAAATATTGATCGTGACCCTGAAGATACAATTGTAGAAGAAGGAGAAAATGAATAAATTTGACAATATTTTAAATAATATTGCACCTGAAGAGAAGCACCCAAATGACAGGGTGCTTCTCATTGACGGACTCAATATTTTCTTGAGAGCTTTTGCCGTAAATGGTGCACTGAATGAAAAAGGTGTCCCTGTAGGGGGTATAATGGGTTTTATGAAATCAATGGCTCTTGCTATACGTGAAATTAACCCTACAAGAGTAATTGTAGTATATGACGGAGCTGGGGGATCTCTTAGGAGAAGAAAAATTAACCCCAACTACAAATCCCAACGTGTCCCTAAACGCATAACTAAATTTGATAATTTTAATTCGCTTGAAGATGAAAAACAAGCAATGAAAATCCAATTTAGACGCTTAATTAGTTACCTTGAATTGCTCCCTATAGATGTTTACAGTGTAGACAATATAGAAGCAGACGATGTTATTGCTTATATTGCTCAAAATGTACTTGAAAATGAAGTAATCATTATGTCTGCTGACCAAGACTTTCTCCAATTAGTAAATGATAGAATTGTAGTTTGGTCTCCCAATAAAAAGAAATATTACACTGAAGAACTCATATACAATGAGTATGGGGTCCCTGCTCATAACTTCTTAATGTATAAGTGTTTATTAGGAGATACATCAGATAATCTTATGGGGATAAAAGGACTTGGGCCTAAAAAGATTGCAAAAGTAATACCTGAGATTGTTGGAAAAGAGATTGATCTTAATTATCTTATAGAATATGCCTCAAAACAAGATACTTTAATGCACAAACGAATTGTAGAAAACCAAAGTAACTTAGAGGTAAATGAGAAAATGATGTCTCTAAAAGACCCAATTATGTCAGGACAAATCAAGATGCACATTCAAGATTTAGCTACTCGTCCTACCAATATTCTTCATAGAAATGACTTTATTATGTTATACAATGAAGACCATATGGGGGAAAATTTACAAAATCCTGACGTTTGGCTGAGAGAACATTTTCTCAAATTGAATAATCTTGCAAAATTAACACATGAGTAAATTAGAACAGTATGGACACAATTTCCAAATCAAGACGCTTTCAGCACTCGTCAAAGATAGGGAATTTCTCCAACAAGTAGCAGATATAGTTTCACCAGAGTTTTTTGATAATGAAGCAAACAAGTGGATAATCAGTAAAACCCTTGAATATTTCAACACATACAGGACTACTCCTACAATGGAAGTATTCAAAGTTGAAGTAGATAAGGTAAAAAACGAAATCCAACAAATTGCTATTAAAGAACAATTAAAAGAAACGTTTCGTTCTACAAAATCCCCTGATCTTGAATTTGTAAAGCAAACTTTTCTTGACTTTTGTCGCAACCAAACACTGAAATCTGCACTCCTTTCATCTGTTGATTTACTTGAGATAGGAAATTATGAGGATATTCGTAGACTCATTGATAATGCCCTAAAAGCAGGCGTAGAAAAAGATATTGGACACGAATATTTAGACCAACTTGAAGAAAGATATAGAGAAGAAGCCAGAAATGCTATTGAAACTCCTTGGGTTGAAATCAACAAACTTACAGGAGGGGGCATTGGCCAAGGCGATTTAGGGATGGTTGTAGGCAATGCTGGTGGGGGTAAGTCATGGGCCCTTGTTGCTATAGGGGGACACGCTGTCAAGTTGGGATACACAGTTTTACATTATACCCTTGAACTTTCAGATGTTTATATGGGGCTTAGATATGATGCTTATTTTTCTCAAATACCTGTAGGAGATATTAAAGTTCACAAACATGAAGTTAAAAATAAACTTGAAAACCTAAGAGGTAAGTTATATATTAAACAATACCCTGCGGGTAAAGCTAATGTAAATACGTTATTAGCGCACGTAGATAAATGTCGCGGCCAGGGTATTGAACCAGATTTAATCATCATTGATTACGCGGATCTTATGCATACTAGAAACGGAAAAGAAAAAAGAGATAAACTAGATGATATTTACACTTCAATTAGAGGTATGGCAACTGAACTAAAAGTCCCCATTTGGACAGCTTCTCAAAGTAATCGCTCAGCTGCCCGAGACAATATTATCCAAGGTGACCAAGTTGCAGAAAGCTACTCAAAAGTGATGATTACAGATGTGGCTCTTTCAGTTGGACGTACTACTGAAGATAAAGAAAAGGGAACCGGAAGATTCCACGTTATGAAAAACAGATATGGTGCTGATGGTTTAACTTTTGATCTTAATATGGATCTTTCAATGGGAAATATTACAATAAACAATCGCATCTCCTCAGGAAGTCAAAATGCACCTGATGC